GGTAAAGTGATGTATGATTATCTTTCTTAATGTATATTAACTGTTCTTATCTTTTTACTACATGTAATAATGGTACTACACCTTCTAACTCACTTCGCTCGTTAGATCTCCCTTCGGTCGAGCTTTATATTAATTTCTAAATACTTTACTTTTCATTCTTTTTAGGGTATAATATATCTAATAACATAATTTCAGAAGGATAGTCTAATGACTCTTAAGGTTAAAGCAGTAGATAAAGATAATAAAAACCATTACATCAATAATAAAGATTTTCTAGCAGCTTTGATTGAGTATCAAAAAGACATCGCAGATAAAGAAGCGCTTGGTGAGAAGAAACCATATGTAACTGATTACATTGCTAGATGTTTCCTACAAATTGCTCAAAGGCTTTCTTTCCGACCTAACTTTATTAATTACACGTATAAGGATGATATGATTTCGGATGGTCTTGAGAACTGTCTTGCTTATATGCATAACTTTAATCCTGAAAAATCAAATAACCCTTTTGCGTATTTTACTCAAATAATCTACTACGCATTCCTTAGACGTATCCAAAAAGAAAAGAAACAACAGTATGTTAAGTACAAGTATTTTGATACATCTGGTGGTTTTGAACAAATGGATTCATTACAAGAACATGATAAAGAATCTTTTGACTACATTAATGACCAAGGTTCTAGTGATTTTCATATTCACATTAAAGAGTTCATTGATGATATGGAAGCGAAGGAATTAGAAAAGAAAGCAAAACGTGATGCTAAGAAAGCAGAAAAAGAAGAAAAAGAAAACCTCAATAACCTTTCAATGTTTATGGTGTGTAAATGAAGGTCGCAGTAATAACCGACACTCATTTTGGAGCAAGAGGGGATAACAAAGCATTTTCTGATTACTTTTATAAGTTTTGGACTAACACTTTCTTTCCGTATTTAATCGAAAACGACATCAAAACTATCATTCATTGTGGTGATTTGATGGATAGACGTAAGTATGTAAACTTTGATACGTTAAATAATATGCGTAATAAATTCATCAAACCTATGATGGATAATGATATTACAATGCACACTATTGTAGGTAACCACGATACTTATTATAAAAACACAGTTGATGTTAATTCTGTAGAACAACTTTTTGATATTAATGGTACATCCCCTATTGTTGCATATTCTGAAGCAAAAACTTTAGAACTACCCGACGGATACAAGGTTGATATGATACCTTGGATTAATACCGACAACGAAGAAACCATAATGGAATTTATTAAGAATTCTAAATCTTCTATTGCTTGGGGTCATTTTGACTTACAAGGGTTTGAAATGATGAAGGGTGTTAGTTCTATGTATCACTCTCGTTCTACGGATTTCTTAAAGAACTACGAAACGGTTTACTCTGGACACTTTCATACAAAATCCGATAATGGTCATATCTTTTATCTAGGAAACACATACGAAATTAATTGGAGTGATTTCAACGATAATCGTGGGTTTCATATTTTCGATACTGAAACATTAGATTGTATTCAAATTGTAAATCCATATAAACTACACGCTAAGGTTTATTATGACGAAAATGAAAAAGAAACTCAACTTGATGAAGATTATGATGGACAAATCGTAAAGTTAATTGTAACTACAAAAACAGACTTTGCTCATTTTAATTTATTGGTCGAAAAGATGGAACGTGAGTCTGAAACTTTAACAATCGTAGAAGACCATGGATTATTAACGACCGAGCAGGTTGAATTTGACACTGAGGACACTATCACGACATTGAATAAATATGTAGAGGGTATGAATATTGATAACGAAGAAGAGGTTAAACGGATTTTGAACGAAATTTATGTTGAGGCAATCGCACTATGATCAATTTCCATACGGTGAAGTGGAAAAACTTCCTATCAACAGGTAATAAGTTTTCTACTATCGACATTGACGAAACTAAGACTACATTAATGATTGGCACAAACGGTGCTGGGAAATCTACAATGATGGATGCTATTTCGTTTGGTCTATTTGGTAAACCTTTTAGAAAGATTAGAATCGGACAACTGGTAAACTCTATCAACTGCAAAAATATGTCAGTAGAATTAACATTCACTACTGGTGGCAAGGAATACCTTATCAAACGTGGATTGAAACCTGCAAAGTTTGAAATATACGTTGATGGTGCTTTACAGAATCAAGATGCAGCCGCAAGAGACCAACAAGAATTCCTTGAAAAATACATTCTTAAAATGAATGAAAAATCATTCCGTCAAATTGTTGTATTGGGTTCTGGATCATTCGTTCCTTTTATGAGATTGGGTGCGGCAGAAAGACGTTCTATTATTGAAGAGTTATTAGATATCCAAATCTTTGGTGTTATGAACGATTTAGTCCGCGAACGAGTTTCCTCTAATAAGAGAGAACTTAGAGATTTATCTCATCAAATTGAATTATTGGAACAAAATATTAGTTTACAAGAAACTCATTTAAAGTCAATGAACGAAGATAAACAATCTATCATTGATAAGAAGAAATCTTTTATTGCAGATTACATGAATGAAATTGATGAGTTGGAAACTGAGGTTTTGGAGTTAGAGAAAACTACTACGGACTTTGCTAATTTAAATCGTCAGTCCGTTGCTCTTGGAGAATACCATACTACATTCGTATCGAAAATAGATACGATTAATACCCGTATTCGTAACATTATGGATAGTTCTACTTGTCCTACTTGCGAGCAGGAAATAGACCTACCTCATCAAGAGAAAATGGGGCACGATTTAACAACTCAACGTGATGGACTTGCCGAAGCATTGATAGACGTTAAGTCTAAATTTAAAGGTGTTAAAGAATCAATTTCTGTCATTCAGCATACATTAGATGAAATTACTAATAAGAACCATCAAGTGACTAATCTTAATGATACTTGTACTAGACTTAATACTGAGATATCTGAAACTCTAAACGAAAAGGTTGAAAACGTAGATAATGAAGAACTTCAATCTAAACATACTCAAATGATAATACATCGTGATGAGAAGTATGATTTACAAGAAGACAAACACCACCTTAATACCGTTCAAGAACTATTAAAAGATACTGGCATTAAAACCGTTGTTATTAAAAATTACTTACCCCTGATTAATCAATTAATTAATAAGTACCTTTCTGCTTTGAATTTCTACATCAATTTCGAATTAGATGAAAATTTTAACGAAACGATTAAATCCCGTGGTCGTGATGAGTTCGCATATGGGTCTTTTTCTGAAGGTGAAAAATTAAGAATCGACTTAGCATTGTTATTCACTTGGAGAGAAATCGCTAAGTTAAAATCCTCCGTAGCAACAAACCTATTAATCCTTGATGAAATCTTTGACAGTTCGTTAGACTCCACTGGTATTGAAGATTTCCTAGGCATTCTAAACTCACTTGGAACTGAAGCAAACGCATTTGTTATCTCTCACAAAGGTCAGCAAATCATTGATAAGTTCGGTCGAGTTATCAAAATCACAAAAGACAAAAACTTTTCTAAAATCGCCTCGGATTAAAATCATAAGTAAATCTTATGATTATTTGACTAATGTTAAAAATATATTAGTCAAATAGTTGCCCAAGCTCCCATTTTTACGGTATAATACTAGTATAAATGATAAAAAAGGAGTTACTTATGTCTGACAATAATTTTGAAGTTTCTTAATACCCTTAAAACAAAAGGTGGTATTCTTCTACCTATTTGCCAGTTTTAGGGTATAATAGGTAGTATAAATGATTGAAAAGGAGTGTTTAAAATGACTAAAATTAATATTGATTCTAAAGGTTCGCTAGCAAAATTAATGGCTACTGAAAACCTTACTGTCCAACATAAAAAGGTTTCTACTGCATCGTTTGATGTTAAAAACCGTGTTCTAAATCTACCAATCTGGGAAGATATGTCTAACGTTATGTATGACGGTCTTATTGGTCATGAGGTTGGACACGCTCTTTACACTCCATTTGATGAGTGGAAAACCTTTGTTGTTGAAAATCCAAATTTAAAAGATTATGCCAACGTTATCGAGGATGCTCGAATTGAACGTATGATGAAAACCAAGTTCCCTGGAATGAAAAAAGTTTTCTTTGGTATGTATGATGAATTGAATATGAAAGACTTCTTTGGTATCGGTAATAAAGAAGATATTAATGAATATGGTATCCTTGACCGAATTAACTTGTTTTTCAAATTAGGTGTTCGTGTTGACCTTGAATTTACCCCTGAAGAAATGGTTTTTGTAAACCGTGCTGATAACACTAAGACGTTTGAAGATGTCCTTGAACTGACTTTAGATCTTGCTGAATATGCTAAGAATGAAGAGTTGAATACTGACTTTGACGACATGGGTGATTATGAAGAGGGTGACGTTGAAGAGGGTGAAGGTAATGAGTCAACCCCTATGCCTTCTAAACCTGGAGAAGATGATAATGAAGGTTCGGAAGAATCCTCTGGTTCTAGTCCAAACGGCAAAGATGGTGAGAGTGATGAGGGTGATGATTTTGATGGTGAAAATGCTTATTCTGATGGTTCTGGTGGTGATGAGGGTGAATTGCCTGTATCTGAAACTCAAAAGAACTTTGATGATAAAATGAATAGTCTTAACGATGAGTATGCGTCTAATCCAATTTATATTGATTTACCAAATACTAACATTAAAGAAGTTACTATTGGTTATAAAAAAGTGACTGCTTGTTTGAATGAATTCTTTGATGTTGATGATAATTATGATAGATATTATGGCGATGCCTCTGGTGTAAGAAAAAATATTGATGAAGAACTTCGTCTTTGGAAAAAAGATACTTTGTCTGTTGTTAATTACATGGTTAAAGAATTTGAAATGAAACAGGCTGCTAGTGCTCACCGTAGAACTTCGGTTGGTAAGACTGGTGTTCTTGATACTAATAAAATGCATGCTTACAAATATGAAGAAGATATCTTCAAAAGGGTTGCAACTATTAAAGATGGTAAAAACCATGGTTTGGTTATGTACGTAGATTGGTCTGGTTCTATGAACGATAAATTGCTCGCTACTGTTAAGCAGACTATTACCCTTGTGATGTTTGCTAAAAAGGTTGGAATCCCGTTCCGTGTTTATTCGTTTACTAACTCTACTGGAGCTAGACATTTGTATGAAGATGCAGAAACTGTATTTTACGGTGACAACGATAGTGGTAATTTTAACTTTGACCACCTTGTTTTGGGACGTGTTAGTATGCTTGAGTTTTTCAATGAAAAAATGAATGCTCGTGAATTTAAAAATGGTATTGATAACTTTTATAAGATGGGCATTGCCGCCGGTTGGGATAGCAAATATTCTATTAGAACTCCTAGAGGATTTGATCTTGCGTCTACACCGTTGAATGAGGCAATTATTGGTTCGTTTGAAATGGTTGAAGACTTCAAACGTGAAACTGGTCGTGAAAAAATCAACGTAGTTTGGTTGACTGACGGTGGAGCTGATGGTAATGACAAATATTATAATGCTGAAGAAAAATGGGCAATCAATGGTATTGTGACTTGGGGTGATAACCGTAAACATTTAGTTATCCGTGACCCAAAAACTAGAAAGTATATTGCTGAACAAAAAGATTATAATGATTTGACTCCAAGTTTATTAACCGCTTTGGGTGACCGTTGTGGTGTGAATGTTATTGGATTCTTCTTGACCGATGCTCGCAATATTAATAATAAAATTGATAGAACTGTCGGTTGGGAAAAGTCTACTGAAGAAAAAAAGAAATTTAAAAAAACTGGTTATTCTTCGTTCGTTTCTGGTGGTTATGATAAATATTTCATGGTCAACTCCAATTCTATGGACAAAGAAGTGACGATGCCTGAAGAAGTAGAAAAAGATAAAACTGGTGGTGTTAATAAGGCAAAATTGAGAACTGCCTTTAAAAAGTTCTCGAAGGGTCGTAAAGTGAACAAGATGTTACTGAATGAGTTCATTTCGATGGTTGCGTAATAACCCTTTTATTTACCTGTGTATAAAGTCAAAATATCGCTTTACTTTTCAGGGAACAAAGGGTATAATACGTAGTATAAATGATAAAAAAAGGAGTAATAAAAATGAGTAAAAAAATTAATGTAAATGACTTTGCCGCAGCCTCTAACGAGTTATTCGGCACTAACGAATTGACACGTGCCCAAATGATGCGTGTCAAAGAAGTGTATGATGTATGTGTGCCTTCTGCTATTGTAAATGACAAATCAAACTTGGTTTCTCGTGGTGTGTATCGTGTTCCTAATGATGGAACTGGAATTGCGCCTACAAAGGCTGTATTGGTAGAAACTGATATAATTGCCGGAAATGATGAAATTGCAGAATCCTCTAAATCTACTTTCACTACTGGATCTGCTATGAGTCTTGACTCTGCAATCTCGTTTATCCCGAAAGTTGATAATACGTATGTGTCTTGGGGAAATGCTGGTGATATTAAAAAGATTCTAAAATCTAAATTGTTCTTCCCAGTTTATTTAACAGGTATGTCTGGTAATGGTAAGACGTTCGGTATTGAACAAACGTGTGCTACTTTGGGTCGTGAAATGATTCGAATTAACTTTACTGCTGAAACTGATGAAGATGACCTTTTTGGTGGTTTTCGTTTGGTGAATGGTGAGACTGTGTTTCAATACGGTCCAGTTGTTGAAGCAATGAAACGTGGTGCTGTATTGTTACTTGACGAGATTGACCTTGCATCTTCTAAGGTGATGGCGTTACAGTCTGTCCTTGAAGGAAAGGGTTATTTCATTAAGAAACGTGGTGAGTGGGTTGAACCTTCTAAAGGTTTCACTGTTATTGCTACTGCCAATACAAAAGGTAAAGGTTCTGATGATGGACGTTTTGTTGGTACTAACGTTATGAATGAAGCATTCCTTGACCGATTTTCGGTGACTATGTATCAAGCATACCCTTCTGAAGCAATCGAGAAAAAGATTCTTCAAAAGGCTGCTGAAGGGTTTGGACTTCGTTCTGCTGAAGTGGATGCGTTTATTCCAAACCTTACAATGTGGGGTGACATTATCCGTAAGACTTTTGAAGACGGTGGTGTTGATGAAATCGTTTCTACTCGTAGATTGGTTGATATTTTGAAATCTTACTCTATCTTCGGAAAGAAAGATAAAGCAATCAAAATGGCAATTGAACGTTTTGATGATGAGACTAAAGAATCATTCCTTTCTCTTTATGAAAAGATTGATGCTAGTGTTGGAAATGAACAGTATGGTACTTCGGTTGACCCAGAAGAGTTTGCTGAAAAGTCAACTGATAGTTTTTAACCCTAACAGCCCTTTATATGAAGCAAATGGAAAATAATATGAATAATATTGAATGGAAATATGGGGAGGGGACAACCCTTCTCGAATTGACCGAATACATTGAGGGAACATATGGTGCTCATTATACTAATAAGAATAATGATGTCCAAACGTTAGATGTATTTGAATCTCGTGGGACACTATCATCGACTTCGATTGATAATGCGATTAAATATCTCATGAGGTATGGTAAGAAGTCTGGAAAGAATAAGATGGACTTAATTAAAGCAATGCACTACCTTGTGCTTGCTACTGGATTTGACCGAAAGAATGGTGAGTTTGACTCGGACACAATCTACGAAAAAAAATAATAACAAAATACTTTACTTTACATCAAAAGTATAGTATAATATATGTAACAATCGAATAAAGGATAATAATGCAATTAAGTGAAAAGACAATTGGAATTCTAAAGAATTTCGCAACAATCAACCAATCAATTTTAATTAAAGAGGGTTCTAAATTAGACACAATGAGTGTTCAAAAGAACGTACTTGCTAGTTCTGCTGTGG